CCATATTATGCTTGCTCGTATTGCATCTTAATCTCAAGGTCACGGACAATACCAATTAGCAATTCTATTTCTTGCTCAAAATTAGTAATCTTTTTATCCATACCTTCGATGATATTATAGGCCTTTTCTAAGGCATCATCTGTAGATTTAATGCGAGCGTGTAGGTGCTCGATATATAGGCGTTCTGCGTTCATATTAGATATCCATTTGTTCAAGTAATTTTAAGGCTTCATTATATTCATTAATCATATGATCCATCTTGCCTTCAGTAGCTCTATATGCTACAGTGTTTTCTTTCTTTTCTAATTCCATTGCAAAGATCTGATACTTAATGGAAGCACGGGCAATAGCCAATGCTGTTTCCTTATCCATTTTAATATCGGTCTTTTTCCATGATTTTAGATCGGTGTTGCCAAAAGTATACATTAAAAATATCCTAATATTGCGCCAAGCGGACCAAATACAACGCCTATACAACGTATAATAAACTGGCCCGTCATGTTGTTAAAATCCATATTCCATAGTGTAGCAATATTCATAACCCAGCCATATACTGCTAATACTATAAGAACTAATCCCAAAGCCCAGGGTAATTTTATTTGAACTTTCATTCAGTTACTCCAAATACCTCTGTCTCTGCTTGTGTCAATAGTACATCTACAAACCTCTGACAAAAGATATTAAACCAAAGGTCATTCAAAACTTCTTTAGGTGCGCCAGCCTGAATTACTAGATTTTTCAATTCATCATTCATAAGTAAAAATTCTCACCTCGTTTATCCGCACCAATTGCATCATATACAATTTCACGAACCATCGTGTCCATTGCCTCGCCGTACAAATCCTCATTACTATCTGCTAATTGTCTAAGTTCAGAATAAGTCTTAGACCAATTCCAATCTTTTTCTAATGCCTGTACTACAATACCGTGGACTGCTTCATTGCCTTCAGGCGAAAACATAGCATAGTCTTTTGATCGTTCTTTAATCATACTAGTTCCTCTTAAACTGTTTCTGTTTCAAATATATGACCACACTGCATCTCATAGTCAAAGAACGCAACTAACTCGTTGTCTTTATTGTAGTATACTGTTAAGCCACCTAAGTCTTCAGACTTAGCAAATTGCGTAGCATTGTAGATTGATAGCTCAGTCGTAATCTCAAGTTCTTCTGAATATTCTTTGTCTCTAAAATCAAATGCATACTCTGTTACAGAGTTAATCATTTGCTCTTGCTCAGATGTCAATTGAAACATGATATACCTTTCTGTTCTGGGTCTTAATTATAACACCTTTTGTATTCTGTGTCAAGCCCACTCTAACTCTTTCGGTGAGAATCTGATTTTGCCCTCATACTCAAGTTGAGACTTTTCAAAGTCTGTCAAGTAATCGTTGCTGACCAAATCCCAACCAATGATACTCTCCCGGTAGTATTCATTGTTCTGTTCAATTTTGTCTCGCAACGACATGACAGCCATCGTTGCTAGTTCGCTGTTCTTAATACCTCGCACGGCATAATCCATACCGCCTTTGGCTTTCCAATACTGAGGGCACTCGCCTTTGCCATCCCATTCATGGGCACCATAGTTTTCGTAAATTTGAGTTGTAATCAACAATTTCATATTGCTTCCTTTTTAAGCACCACTCATGCTAGACATACCTTCACATTCCCAATCACATCCATTCTCGATGGTGCGATGGATTTCCAAATTGTCAAACAATTCATTTTCCTCGAGTAGCACTACTGCCTCATCCTCATCCTCAGCTCGGACAAACACTGTCTCTACTACGACTCGTCTAAACACAAATTCTTTCATACTGCGTGAACCTTTCTAGAGTTTTCTGCTAACAACTTGTCTTCCATCATTTCTGAAAGAATGAACTTTGCAATATTAATATTTTTGCGCGCTTGGTCTACTGCCTGCTCGTGACCGAATGACATCAATTCTTGAGCGTCGCTTAACACGCCCATTGCTACCATTTCTAGACCACTCATGCGGGCTGTTAAAGATTGCATATATTCTTCTTTGATTTGTGCTACACTGATACCAAACATCTTTTGCTCGCGTTCTGTCATTTACTAACTCCTTTGTTGCTATGTCATAATTATAACACCAAATGATCAGATCGCCAAGCAGAACCCCTTCAGTACGCTCGGGTACTAAAGGTAAAACCTTTTTATTACACCTTCAGATGGTCTTAGTTATTATAAAACCTATAAGTAAACCCAAGTCAAAAGCAAATACGCTTGTAAATATCAAAACAATAATGTAGTATAAATCATCTTCTATTACTCTCCAGAATAGTTGCATTATCCTACCAAATACATTTTACTAAATCCTTCAGCATATCTAGGATATTCAAAGTTCTTTTGCATATCTGATATTACATAATCAGGAATGACTTTGCCTGGTCGTGAGGCCAAGCGTCGTTGCCATTCATCCTTTTCGGGTGTCATGAACACTACAGCAATCATATCATACTTGTCACCTAGCATATTGAATTTTCTTTTGCGACTAGCAATCGTTGTAGATGTTTGATCCCATATTATACTATGCCCAAGCTCACGTGCTCTAACAACTTGAGCAACCATTAGTTCAACTGCCTGCGGCATATAGCTTTCAAACACATCTGAATAAGTCTTGCCCTGTGCTCTTGCATAATCTTCAATGAACGGGTCTGTTGAAACTACAGTTAGCCCCAATGCCCAAGTCTGTTCCTTAATCCAAGTTGACTTACCTGTACCAGGCAGACCGATTAGAATATATGCTTTAGGCATATTATCTTTTTCTACTAACTTTGCTATTTCTTTCTTACGCCACATTACATCTCACCTGCTTGTTGCTGCCTAATATACTCACCGTATAAACGATTGTATGCTTGTACAACTTCTAATGGCAGCTCTACCTTTTCATTTATGGCGTTGGCAATTTGATTTGCCAATGCTCGGGACAGAGTAATTTCTCGCATGTATCCTACGGGTGCTACGTCAAAATCACTCATACTCTTCCTCCTCTGCGGGATCTGTTTCTATTACTATATGGCCGAATAGAATCTCACCGTTTTCCCAGCCTTTGATTCCCTTACCACCGCCTGTTACAAAATCAGTATCAAACTTTTGAATGGCTCCGAGATCAAGCAAATTATCATACTTGTTTGCCTTGATATCCTCTACGAGAATACAACCAATTAGACCGGCATCAACAGAATAACTATGCCCATAGTGGTCGTAGTATATACCATCGCCATACATAGTGCCGTATGTAGCAAAACGACGACCATCCTTTAGTTGAAATTCTCCATCTAAGCACTTGTCATCTGTAGATATAGTAATAGAACAGAACTCTTCCCATTCCTCATCTGTCATTACATAACATAAGTCGCCGATATAATATTCACCTGCTGGCATCATGATTATAGCACTCCTAGTTGTTTCTGAATTACTTGAACAATTTCTCTTCGCATACCATCTGTCATTTCCAAATACGCCCATGCAGGCAAATACTCATCTAAACGATGTTCATCTAATGGCTTTGGTATAATAGCATTTGTATATGCCTCAAGTTGATCTAGTGTAAATACCCAATTTGCTGGCGCATCTACATTAGCACCAATCTTGGATGCTAATTTTACAATTTCTAAACGGTTCATGCTAAATCCTCGTGTGCTACAACTGCGTAATCAATTTTAGATAATACACCGTTGCGTGGTCTATATACTTGCATCTCGCCATCCCATTGGTCTTGATCAAATAAAGGATCTCCTTCTTCGATAGTTTTAAACTCAAGTAATTTATTTGTAAAGTGAGACCTAACAAAGAATGAACTTGGATAGCGACCTTGGCCTGTTGCACCTTTTACAGCATTGAGTGGCACGAATAACTTTTTCATATTAGGAAAGTATGTGCACTTATCTAATGGCACTGCCATTACAAAATCAGTCATTTGTAACTCCTGCGTCGGCTTTAATCTTTTCCCAACGCTCAAGAACAACCTCTTCAACCCAAGTCTCAGGGATTTCGAGAATGTTTGCAATCTCATCAATCATAAGCTTGGTGTTATCCAGCAAATCATTAATTTGCATATGCATATCTGACATTTTACTCATACTATATCCTTATACTAAATCAACTTGAACTTGATATTCCTTTGACTGCATCTGTGCATCATAGAAACGATGTGTCGTAGAAAACCCTGTGCTATTTGGATGACCATTCTTCATACGCTCAATCGCCAACCAAACTGCTACACGCTGTTCTGTGAATGGCATATTAGTCATTTCTTTTACAGTTGTGAAGAATCCTACACCATTCAGAATTACTCTGAAGCGTTGATGATTGTTCACACCCGGAATGATCTGTTTCGTTTTCATATTAATCCTTTTTAGGAAAGCGTGCTGTTGGGTCAACCATAGGTTTCATACCTGAATTAGATTTGCCTCGAGCAGATACTGGCTTAGGATTTTTGCGACCCTTGAGAACTTCTACAGTTCCACCGTTAGCAAAAAACTGTGCCAATGCGTCTTCTTGCATTTCGCGAGCTACAACTTTTGGGACAGCTGGGAGATCTTTGATTGCTTGCATTTTGTTTCCTTTCTGTTGCTAATATGTCTTATTATAATGTCTAATGGAACATTAATCAAGCAATAACCCTTTTCATTGTAGGGTTACTGCGAGTTCAATGTTGGTGAGTACTCACCAATTAATTCTCTTTCTACAGCATGTGCGGCTTGCTTGCCCTTGACTACTGCTAGTTCTTGAGCAACAAACGAGCCCGCCCCGTAGGACCTTATAGCGTTGCACAATGTCCAGGACTTACCCTCAGTCAACGCTCTGCGTATGTGCTTTTGCACACGGATTTTGAGGTCACGCTTGCGGAAACCCTGAGTGATACCTATATAGAAATCGCCTGTGACACAATTGGTCAGGCAATATACTATATGTCTACGATCTGAACGTCTTTTTCTCATCATGCCATAATTATATAGCCTTTTGATCAGAAAGTCAAGAAAAACCCTGCACACGGCAGGGTCTCTAAAAGGTAATAAAAAGGTTTTACCTATTTCTCCACGTGTGGAATCCATCCTATCAATGACAATAGCCAAGGAAGACAGCCGGGCTCTCCCCATGATAAAATAGCCATAATGAATGATAGAATTACTATTAGTCCGGCAATTAATCTCATTTAACTTCTTTTAACTTTGGTTCTTTTGTTCTATCAATATCAGTTGTCATTACTGGTTCTTGAATATATGTTGGAGGGAAAAATCCTTTCCAACTATCCGGGGTGAACAATTTAACGGGCTTCCAATACTTATGAAATACATTGTTAAGTACAATCAATGTAGCCGATAAGAAAAGAATGCCAATACTAATTAGTAATGACGCAATAGTGAATGTTAGATATGCATCTAAGTCCATTTTAGTTAATCCTTCTGTTGGGTTTAGAATCTGGTTTACCATAAATTAATTTTTCATATTCTTTAAGAGTTATTTCTTTATAAGAATACTTTGTCACAAAGTCCAAAGACTTCTCAAACTCCAAAAGTGATTTTAGATTAAATCCCCTGGCAGGAACTTTAAACTTAAAACCATCTTGCATTTCTACACTTATTTGGTAATAAGAATTTTTTAGTATCTTTTCAGACATGATATCCAAATTTATACTTGATATTTTTAATACTTTTCTCAAGTGTTGCTTCAATAAGACCGGAGTCATATGTTGTGCTGGCATGCGTCGTTGGTGTATTTTCAACAGCATCGATACAAAGCTTAACTATTTTATTTGTATAATCTTTTACGTGATCTTTGGACATCCATTTGCCGCTTGTATCAGACATGGACTCACTAATCAATGCATCAATATTTACAGGTTCTGTTAATTTTGGGATATGCTTGGAATATTGTATTGTTGAGTGATGTAATTCTTTCATTTCATTAAATCTTTTTCTAATTTAGCAAATTTATCTAATATCGCATCTTGTTCATGTCTTGGCATTTTTGCTGCTATTTCTGCAAGAGTAATAAAAAATGCTCCAGCTGCGTATGAACCTTCACCGAAGTGCAATACGCTTGTGCTATAAAAACGATTCAATGCCGCTTCTATATCTATTCTTTGATGTTGAGGTTTTATCATAATGTTCATAGCATAAATTTCGATAAGGCTTTTTTAGCATCAGGAAACTTCTTTGTACCCATCAAGTCTTTATCCATTGCTTCCATAATCAATAATCGTTGAAGCAAATCCGCAGTGTGTTGCTTATCTTCATCTAAACAAGCATACCAAATTAAGAACTCTTCCTCACTTTCGAGTTCCCACATCTGATCTAGCATTTCGACTTGTTCTTGTGTTAATCCATTAATTGAAAAAGACATATGATTCCTTGAGATTGTGCTTAATTATAACGCCGTTTGCTTACTGTGTCAAATTATAGTTGTTCAAATTGGGAATACAAATTCAATTGGTTCGGGAGTCGGCAACTCTAATGCTTCTAATTGAATTAGTTCTTTTGCTATTTCAGAGCGGTCTCTTACATTTTTTTGTCCAAGTATTGCTATACCATATAGCTTATCGCCCTTTTCCACCAGCATAACTACACATCTACCCGCAGGATTAGTAAATCCCGTTTTACTTATAAGTATATTATCAAATACAAATAAACTAGGATTGGTGTTGTGCAATTTAATTATTAATGTCTTTTTACCTTTTGGTACAGCAATAGAGTCCTGTCTTTCATTTGCAATATCTCGTATGATCTGATTAGACTGAATTTTAGAAAGAAAAACAACCAACTCTTTTGCCGTGCTTACATTGTCTCGCGATAATCCTGTACTATCTGCAAGTTTAGTATTAATAAATCCCATGCCTCTGGCATATTGATTTACATCCTGTAGATATTTCTTAAATCCACCTGGGTACGTATTTGCAAGTGTCTCTGCTGCTAAGTTATCTGAACTAATAAGCATAGCACGCATCAGGTCAATTCTAGCTATCTTTGTCCCCCTTGGGAACCTGCCACTGCTCTTGCCTTGAACCTTTACCTTTTCATTTAAATCTTCACCGCTTCTTAGTATAGTTATAGCAGTGAATAATTTAGTAATACTTGCTATTGGCCTAACCTCATTTATATTGTGTGCTACTTGCGAAGTTCCCAATTCAAAATCATATAGCAAATAGGATCCTGTTTGTGCATATACATTTGAGCATATAAAGAATAAAAATGCTAGTAAATACTTCATCTTTTTAGTTGTGGTATTGTTGATAGTACAAAAGGATATTCCTTTTTCTTTAGTACAGGATCTTCCTCATATGATTTTTCTTTTTGCATAAACAAAGGATCTAATTTAAATTCTCTAGACGTTGTCCAATACTTAGGCTGTGAGCCAGATCTATTAGCAACCTCATAGAGCCCTAGCATATGATCCATATTGTCGGCTATAATCATAGTATGTTATTTCCACTCAAATAACGATATAGTTTAACAAAATAAGAAAAAGATGCGGGATGCACATCGGGGTCAGGTAATTTATCTCCCCAGCGCTCCCGCATCAAAGCATAAAGTTGAAGTGCTTCTTCGTCTGTCATACTTCAAACACGTATGGTAGATATGGCTCTTCATCATTGCTACCTCTTTCATATAGTACATAACCTCGAGGATTACATACGACACGAGTACTACCAATCATATAATCAAACAAATCATGTGTATGTCCGTGTGTCCATGCTTTGATCTGTGGTCTATCTAAAATAAACTCTGATAGATCAGAAGAATATCCACCGTTCATAACAGTATCATCTTTGTAGCGAGGCTTGGTAGATTGCTTAGATGGAGCATGATGACCAACTACAACAAACTTATCATTGCCTTTTTCGGCAACAATAGTCTTGATGTAGCCAAGCATTCCTTTATGCTCATCAACCGCATCTTCGGGTGAGAATAAAGGTGTATACTTTTGGCGCTTTTCTCCTACTTGCTCAGGAAAGCCGTTTTCATCTTTAAAGATGCTACCATCCTCATTCATTTTATATGTAGGAACCCACCGCGCCGCATCTCGTTTGCTATTATCTACGCAACGGAAGTCATTCATCATACGCTTCATAGCGTGAAGTGTAATAGGATCTTCCTTGTTCATATCTGTCCAAAGTGTTCCACCGATGAATGTTATATCATCAATCTTTACTATTTCTTTTTCAAGAATATGCAATCTTGGTAGGTAGGCAAGTTTTGTCTTTAGTGTGTTATAAGACTCAGCAAAGTCACCATTATAGTGCTCATGGTTGCCCATGATATAGATAACGTCTTTATATTGTGTGCAGCATGCTTCAAAAAAACGATGAAACATATTACTACGGGTATGCTCACCCATAATATTGTATGAATCTCTTTCTCCTAAGTCTTTTGCTACGCAAATGTCTCCAGACAAAATTAAAACGTCGGCGTTTTCTGGGTTAACGGGAACCCATTCTCCAAATTCTAGATGAATATCAGATGTAACTGCGATTTTCATTGTATCTCCTTAAAGCCATATTATAACACACTATGGTAAAGGTGTCAACCTTTTTCGAAATTCGCGATCTACATAGTATTGTATCAGATTTCTCTGAATCATAGTAATAAGATCTCCGTGGTCGTTATCTATAACGAATCGAACAGGGCACCTAGACCAAGTACGATTCTTATTAAACTCTGCAAACCACTTTCGGTGATCCTTATTGTGCGGATTAAATGTCACATAGGGTCTACCACATAATTCAAGTTTAGACATATTATTTAAAAAGTATTAAAGCCATCAATGATGCTTGAGCAATAAATCCTACTCCGATTGTAATTATATTTAAGGAGTCTTTCAAGACTACTGCTCTAGCAAATAACAAAACAAGACCTGTCCACATAAACAAAACTACATCTATGCTTGGGGTGTGGTCACTAAGACCTGTCAATAACGCTAATAGTGATGGTAGTGTAGCACAATGTATTACGATTGCCGCTAACCATCCTAGCGTGTCTGCAGATATTTTATGCAGATGTTCATTTAGAAAGTTTCTAATTGCATTAATATTGAATCTCATGTTCTGTCTCCATAGAATATGTGTCTGCCAATTTGGTCAATTTTAGGTTTGCGCCAATTAGGCGAAACATAATCCGCATGGTAATATAATGCCTTATTTAAAGATGGTAATCTAAAATTTTCTAAAAGGACTTTCTTAGCTACCAATTCACTTTCTTTCCATAATTCTTTGTGTACGGGTTTAATAGCGTGTGTGTTTTCGCAGTACCAACTAAATTGGCATACAACCTTTTGATATACCATATTCTTTTGATATACTACACCACATACAGTATCTGCGAACCTGCCAGATTCTAAACGATTCATCGTTACTTGTGCTACGCCTACTTTACCTTCGAACGGTTCAGATGCTGCTTCCCAGTAAATATTCCTTGTTAGACAATCTAATTGTTTCAATTTGTCTTGTGCACTAACATAACCCGTTTGCCATTGATTATTACTTTCTTTTAATGTAGTGAGTTTTTCATCACATACAAGAAACACTATCCACATTACAAGTAATAAACCAATTATTCTTAACATCCTTGCTGACCAATCTACTACTCTAAGAGTATTAGTTTTCAAACTTAGATTCATATTTTCTCCTATGGTTATTCCCCTCAGAAAACTGAGAAAAAGGGTGCTGTAGTACTCTTTTTCTTGGGGGATTTCTATATCACAGAACTAATTATATAACACTTGACTGCAGAAGTCAAGAAAACCCGGACAGATGCCGGGTCTTTGCTTAATCAAATCATTAAGCTGATAATTTTGGAATAGTTACAGCTGTCCAATTTACTGTTGCTTCGTCCCATGTCCAACCTGTACCGTCTGCTTCGGTTGTTGGAAGAACAACATCTGGTTGTGCAACAGGTGCGCCCCAAATGCAAGTTGCTTCATCCAAAGTCCAGCTTGGATATGGTTGAGGTGCATAGAATGCATCTCTACCTGCATCATAAACCATGCCGATACCGGCATAATTTTTACGTAATGGTGTACCGCCATTGCGATGAGCACCTGCATATGTATTATAGCTTGTTTGTACCCATTGACTAGGATCACCAACAGCTCCAGAATTTATGAAATCTTGTTCAGCAACAATAACTTGTGCTACAGTTCCATTAACTACTTGTGCAAAATGTGACATTTTCTTACTCTCCTTAAATGAATCCTACCATAGCATCTTTTTCATACCAGGCAATTATTGTGTTATTATTTATATAGACCATCGTTGGGTCTGCTTCCGTTATAATATTGTCATAAGTAATACGAGCCTCGAATGCTTGCTTAGCAAGGGTAGGGTCGCTTGTACCTAAAGTCTCAGCGTTTATGTTAGCCGGATTACTTAAGACAAATTCTGCGATTGTTTGCATATTTATTAGTTAGTTTGATGGCAATGTTATTGTGCCGGATGATATGAATTTGTATATATGATAACCGTTTGCGTTATAATACTGAACTGGACCTGTATTCGCAGATATTTGACCAAATGTATTAGCATATCGTATTATTACTATACCACTACCACCATTTCTTGCACCTGAGTTACCTTCTCCATCTCCGCCATCTCCGGAATTTGCTGCGCCCTGTGCTACAGGGTTTCCCCAAGTATCACCGCCACCTCTACCACCCGACGCATATACTACATTAGATCCAGATATTGTAGATGGGGTACCAGGTCCCCCTAGGATAAAATTTCCACTGCCGACGTATGTTGCGGATGGGCCTGCACCTCCAGAACCACCGCCACCGCCTCCCGTAGCTTGCGACCCGGCCTGCAAAGACGGATTTGATCCACCAGGATATCCTTGACCCGGTGCGGCGCCGCCACCTGCAGTTGGCGCCGTATATCCACCACCACCACCACCAGATCCACCATATCTTCCATTATGTCCAGGATAGCTACCTCCCATGCCCCCACCTAACGCAGTAACTGTAGTAATAACAGGTGCAGATAAAATTGTGTTTGCGCCATCGCCTGCGGTAGTTGGAGCACCACCGCTAGGGGCACCAATACCACCTCCACCTATTACTGTGGTTAGTGTTACGCCGGTATTAAATCCTAAAGGATAACTAATACTTCCTGCAAGATATCCGCCGGCACCACCTCCACCGCCCACATCCCAACCCCCACCGCCGCCTGCAGCAATAACTAAGTAATCCATCGTAGTTAGAATGTTCCTTGATACTATCAAGGAAAGGTTAGCAGAGTTTACTCTATTACTAACAGATAGAATACTTCTCTGGGAAAGACGACGAGTTGACATTAGTAAATCTCAGTACCGAATAATGAAAAGGCTACGTTACCTTGCCATGAATATACTGTAACTTTATCTGTAGCACCAAGTGTCATACCTAAAGTAAGGCCAATAGCATCTTGTGCTGGCAATGCTGCATCAAATACAATTGCCTGTGATACGTTTGCTGCTGCGCCTTGCGGTCTTACAAAAATTCTAAAGGTTACATTTGATGCTGTAGTATTACATACATTTAGTGTAGAAGTAACTGCACTATTGCCTGTGGGTACAGTATATAAATCAAAATTTGTATTTGCTGTGGGCATTCCTTGCCCGAGAATCTTATAGGTTTTTGCCATTTGTTTTCCTTACAATAGTGATAGTAAAAATGGATGAGTATCACTACTACCACCTTGAACTTGTATTGATGCGTTTGCTGCTAATGTACCATCTTGTTGTACAGTAACAACTGTACCTGTAGTAGCTGCTACTGGTATTGTAACTTGTGATATGCTTATTTTTGTTGTCATATACTTTTAGAATGTGATTGTGCCAGATGAATAGAATTTATATTCGGTTGCAGCATCTCCGTTTAATGTTGTGCCGGTAACAAGTACATTTGATCCAGTAGTAGCACAATCAACCAAAGATCTAATAATAACAACTCCGGATCCGCCGGCACTTCCAGCAATAAAGTTAGTTACTGGATCTCCATAGCCACCTCCAGCTCCACCTCCACCTGTATTGATTAACGCATTTGCGGGGCGACTGATTGCATCACTTGGAGCAGTTGCTCCACCGCCTAGACCTCCATATCCCTTACGGTATCCGACTGGATATCCATTACCCCCGCCACCGCCGGCATAATACACACCATTTAACCATACTAATCCATTACCACCATTTCCTGCGGTTGCTGGAGGTTCGCCACTTTGATTGAAGCCTATACCCCCTGCTGCACCTGCGCCACCGCCGCCACCGGCAAGATAATTACCCCCGCCAACCGCGTCGCCGCCAGGATATCCTTGTCTAGATGCGCTTATAAATGGAGAACCAGGATATATACCTAAGCCGCCAGAATATCCTTGACCACCGCCACCGCCACTTCCACCATTTCCACCAGCAGTATCGCCACTTCCTCCGCCGCCACCGCCGCCATATGATATTACATTTGCGAGGGGCGATATGTTTGAAATAATTGAACTGTTGGAACCATTTGAACCTTGTCTGGGAGATACTGCGCCACCGCCCCCTGCGCCAACGGTTATAACATATGTTGTTCCTGCTATAATATTAAGATTGCTTGTTAAATAGCCGCCTCCGCCCCCGCCTGCACCATATGCACCACCTGCACCACCGCCACCTACAACTAAATATTCTGCATAAAGTCTTGGAGGTATACTTAATATTGTTCTTACGTTAGCAGAGTTTAATCTATTAAATGATACTCTTCTAGCACTACCTAACTTAAACCCCATTACGTAATCTCCGTACCAAATACATTAAAGCTAACATTGCCTAGAAACGAATATACTGTTAATACATCTGTATTTCCCATTGTCATGCCCAATGATAATGCAATACTGTCTTGTGCAGGTATGCCAGTATCATATACAATATAGTGTTTATTTGCTAATGCTTCTCCTGCGGGTCTAATAGCCGCTCTAAATGTCACATTTGATGCTGTAGTATTACATACATTTAATGTAGATACGATTGCACTTGTTGCCGCGGGCACTGTATATAAACTAAAATTTGTATTCGCATTTGGAAATGCTTGACCTAAGACTTTATATGTGTTCGCCATTTGTTTTCCTTACATTCCTGCCAATAGAAATGAATCTACTTCATCGCTACCGCCACTTGTAGCAGTTGCGCTAATTCTACCATTTGCTTCGATTGTTATATTATTTCCTGCGAGACTAACTAAAAGTGCAATTACATTTGCTTGTACTCTAGTATTTGCATAATACAGACGAGACGGGTCTTCTACCACCTTAGCAGTAGATATGGAATTAGATTCAACTCCAGTGGTTTTAATTCTTGTTAGAGCCATAGTTTTCTCTTATTTGATCTCTTATATTTATATTAATTAATGTCTTTGTTTTTGAACGAAAAAACAGAACTTTTGTCAATTTCTATTGAATTCCTCAAATTCCTGTATCTTGATCGCTTTTTATCACTCTTAAGCATAGAGTTCGCCCCTATAACCAATAAAATAGCTAAAGGATCGAAAACCACAATTATTAGAACAATCATCCACGAAACAGCCTTTTCAAGTATACTTGTGTCCGTTGCCCCATACATAAATGCAGCAATATACTTAATGGGACCTACTTCGGCCTCGACCTTTCTAACCTCAGCTGCGATTGGCGCACGATCTTCATTAAGCTTACCAATTGCTGCCTGGTAGGTTTGGATTTCCTCCTGTAGGCGAGTACGCTCTTTCTGTTGGCTGCGCCGAATAGCCACTGCTTTTTCTGCACCTTTTTCATCTTGACTGCGACCCATGACTTGGTCCACAGCCTCATCCATTTGTTTAAGCGCTTTGCGGTTTGCATCTACGTTCTCCTTGGCAACTTTAATCTTTTCGTCATATACTGTAATTCTAGCAATTACATCACCCGATACTAAATTTTGATCGCTATGAGCTTTAGACAGGAATCCGAATATACCCATGGATGTAAGCAACGATAGAACCACCACACTAACGATAAAGTACGTTCTCATCAATACATTTATGCTATCCCATTGTCTGTATACGTAAGATGCTGTTACCAGCTTGCCTAATTCAAGAGCAGCACCCATTATTAAAATAGGAGTCGGACTTGCTGAAAAAATATAAGTCAATCCCATGACTGAAAAATATCCTGCTATACCTGAAATACCTAACGCAGTTAATAATAATATAATTGGAAAGATCATTAGTATCCGAATCTTGTTTTATATGCTGCGTGTTCTGCTTGTATTTGTGCTAAGGTAAGTTCAACATTCCAGATTTTAACAAAACCAATATCTGCATCAACAGGTTCACTGCTAGCAGAACCGCTTGAATATCTACCAAATAATCTTAATCCTGAGAATCCATTGTTTGTGGATCCTGTACCTGCAGTTCCAGATGGTGCTGTGTTAGTTGCTATATAACTTTTAGCTTTACTTGCATCTGCAGATCCAGTATTAGTGAACCATATAAAATGCCAATTGGTATCTGCTGCAGTTGAACTTGAACCAACAAATGCATCTGCGTATGCAATATTCATCTTACAACCTCCACTGCCCCACAATCCCATTAAAAAATCAGGTGTTGCTGAATTAGCATTTAATAATCTACCAGGAGTAGTTCCATTATACTTATATGCCATACCAACAGTAAATGGTTGTGAACTACTATATGTAGGACCAAATGTTAAAAAGTCATTTGTGCCGGCAGTTGTTACTCTAAACACCCCGCCGTTTGCACTATTTCTAGTAATCCTTGAGTTAGGATTAACCACATTAATAGTATAACTACCTGTTCCTGTTCCTACGATGGCATCTCCACTGGTTGGCATTACTAAATAATTAGCTGCATCTAAATCCAAAACAGGTAAAACGGGTGGAGGAGGTACGTATAGACTTGAACCACCAGTAAAAGTTGCGCCTGTTATTATCGTCATTTTTTATCCCAGCTTTAAATGTGTTCTATGTATTCTGCATTGTATCTGACCGTTGTAATAATCCTCGGTTTCCAATACTCTGCGATCCATTTGTTCCCTTGCCTCGAGATAATTACAAGATCCTTTATTAGGACAAATGTGTAATATCTCACGTATAAATTTATCAACACCTAAGGTTTCTACATCTTTTTTAACTTCATCGGATGAAGACCAATAGTCTCTCCAATCAGATTCAACCTTGATGCGTTTCTTTTTTCCTTTAACTTGTTTAGTCTTTCTAAACCAAAAAAGTTTCTTTCCTATATACTTTCTTCCAGTAACAGTATTTGTAATCAAATACACATAACCATATGCATTTTCTGGAACTATTTCTAAAGGAGAATTATTATATAACCACATAAAATACCAATTCTAAATTAGTATTTATTGGTCTACAATCTCCCAAATATCTCCGCCTTCTATGAATTTGTCGTGGTCATC